GTATCAGCAGTGAACAGAGTACCGAGGTATTCTTGTTTGTACTGAGTTTGTGAACGGATACCGACTTGCTCAACCAAAGCGAAGCTGTCCTTGTGACCCATCAAACAGACACGTGCGATAGCAGTACCTGAAGCAGGGTAAGCAGAAGTAGCAGAAGCGCTGTCAGCGTTGCTAGACACGAACACGCCCATACCGTACAAGTTACCAACTTCACCGTTGCGGATGGTGTTGCCAGCACCAGCTTCACCAACGAAGGCTTGCTCAGTGTAACGGCTCAAACCCATCAAAGTGTTACGGCTTGAAGGAGGGATGATGAAGAAACGACCGTCCATAGGAACGTCAGAGTCATCCAAGCGTTGGATAGTACGACGGATAGCAGCGTCTGTCAAAGCAGAAGCGTTACCAGTGTTGGTGTTAGCAGTGTAGTCAAACGCTGTAGTACCATCACCACCGATGTAGGCAGAGCCGTAACGAGCGCCAGTGCTACCACCGTTAGCCAAACGGCCCAACTGGATGATGTCGCTGTCGATTTGCTTAGCGAGGGCGTAACCAGCATCATCAGTGTAGAATGAACGCAGGCTAGACAAAGCTTGAGCTTCAACGATGTCTTCGATCAAACGGCTATATTCATAGTGTTTGTTGATCGAGATGTCCACAACGCCTTCAGTTGCAGCGATCAATGTAACTTGAGTCGAAGCAGCCTTAGCAGACGCAGTACCACGGGTAGGAACTGGAATGTGAACGGTGTCACCTTTCTTGCCCTTGAACGACATCTTCTTGATGAGGTTCGCAGCAACGAGGTTTTTCTTATACGCAGCAGCAATTTCATCACTCCAAATTTCTGGAATGAAGTTAGCTGCTGTGGTGGTGGTTACGTGGTTAGTACCGAGTGCCATTTTAAAAGTCCTTGATTAAATAAAACAAAACAAAAGTTATTTGATGCGGCCTTCAGCGTATGCAGCCATAATCTCTGGTTGGAGGGCTTCATAACGATCTGGGTCACGCATCCTTAGCTGAATAAGGTCAGCGCGTCGATAGATCTTTTTAGAGGATTCACCAGTACCACCTACATCAACACTTGCTGCCCTGAGAGACTGCTGACGCGCCGTATTATCAACAGCAGCGACTTGCTTAGTCTGAACTTGCTTCAACTGTTTATAGGTAGACAACAACTCATTAGCACTGTCAAAATCAAATTCACCATCAGCTTTAGCGTACAAACCAAGACGCACTGGAGAGGCTTTTACCCACTCTGTAAACCCTGAATCTTGAACAACCTGTTGGAAGTCAGGATGTGTAGCTGCAAGCTTTTGTTGAATGTTCATCCGTTTGAACTCTTGGGTCGCCTGTTTAGCTGCCAAGACATCTGGATGTCGATTAACCGTGTTTTGAATTGCTTTCTGAGGATCTTCAAAGAAATCTACTTCAGGCTCTTCTACAATAGGTTTGTGATTAGTTTGGAGGTTCTGCTTGATAAGATCATCAGCCAGTTTACGGACTTCGCCTACCTCTTGAGCTTGCTTACCGATTAGCTTTTCAGCCTCTTGGTGCATACGGATAATGTCGTCTACGCTTTTACCCTGATATTTCTCAGGAACAGCAGGCTTGGTATCCGCTACTACAGTTTGCTCAACGGTTTGCGAGGCTTCGTTCTCTACTTGATCGAAATTACCTTGCGTCTCTTCTTCATCTACTAACATATTTTCCCTTTCCTGCCAACTAATGTGGTTCTAGGAGTCTTTTAAAATAAACTCGGCGTTACCGCTTATGAGTTTTGCTTTTGTTCTACTGCAAGCTTTTCAGCTCGTTTTCGAACCCATGAATCGGAGGCTGTCGGGAAAGAGCCTGAGCAACCTTCTAAATTCAATCGGATTGCACTGATAACTCTTATTGCGTCTTGACCACATTTACTGCATGGCAGGTGTGTCGTTGTGTCGTCAACAAAGGCTTCAATGCGATGTGAGTTAGCACATTCAAATTCAAATATACGACGAGTCATTTAAAGTGACCCCTCTTCTTCTACTTGAAGTTCTTCATACGCCTTCTCGTACAACCCTTTCAGGCCGTATAACCAGTTCAAAATATCCAGCTGTCCACGACGAAAGTCTAATGGGTGTGTTTCCGTGACAGCAGATAGTTTGTCGTAGCTATTCTTTACACGCTCGATGTCTTCCATTAAGTCTGCCCACCCTTGAGTGGACATCATTGAGAAAGCATCCTCGTAAAATCGTTCTAGTTCTTTATCCATTCGGAGAACCTAATAGTTAATAAGGGTGTACTGTATAGTACTTTAATGAACTTGTCAACCCCTAAGTACTACTTTATTTACAAAAACGTAGTTTTATTGTAATTTATTTTGCTTATTCATCATCTGCATAGTAGCAATGCGCTCATTTGAGGCAATATCTGCTACTTTAAGGTTCACATTCTTCTCTTTGAGCATCAAGTCAGCCAATTTAAGGCGTTTCTCGAAGTCATCACCCTGATTCAGGTTAGTAGAAGCTGCTTCAACCATCTTTGCTTGCAGTTCAACAGGCATCATCTGTGTTTCCACCTGTGTCTGTTGTGCGTTAGCAGCTTTTTCAGCTGTTTGAGCCTGCACTAGAGCCAACTGAGCCTGTAATGTCTGCAACTGGAGTTGTTGTTGCATCATCTGCATCTGTTGCTGCTCAGGATTAGGTTGAGCCATCTTGTCCAGCTCTTCCATCATCTCGTAACGGTTGCTCAGAGAGCTATTCGATACGATACCCTTCAAGATAACAGGTAAAACAGGAGTATTAGGGCCTAGAGTCTGCAACAGAGAGATAAACTGCTGTTGTTCGTACTCACGAGCCATGATGCCCAAGGTAGCTGTAGGCACGAAGTTCATGTCAACTGAGGGATAACGCTCAGGATCGAACTGCATATAGCGGAAAGCAGCCTTCTTGATGAAAGGCATCAGGAAATCTTCTTGGAAGTTAGTCAAGGTACGCTTGTACTTCTTGATAATCGAGGCAACAGCCATCGAAATACCGCCTTGACCGGCATCACGGGACACAGAAGACACCATGCCTTGAGAGTCCAGAGTACCTGTAGCCTGCAAGAGCATACGCTCGAACTCTTTAGAGGTAGCTAAGTTGCTAGTACCTGTCTGACCGAAGGTAAAGGGGAACAAGATCTCTTGTGGAGCACCGTTGGTCAAGATAGCCTTACCGGGCTTAACTTCGAACTTAGCACCACGAGGGAGACGAGTAGCGTCCATAGCGATCATAGGAGCGCTTGTAAGGGCCAGAGAATCCAAATGGCTACGGATCTGTGCGTCCACTGCCTTTTGCATATTGTAGGCCTTCTCAACCGTTCCACGACCCATCAGACGGTTAGGAATAGTGTCATCTTGATACAAGACAACAGGACGATCCTTCATCATGTAAGGGTTAGCCTCAGCCTTCAACAGAAGGGAGTCATTACCGATCACGATGATAGCTTCAACCAAGTCAGAGTAGTCATCAGCTGAGGAGTCTTCAGGGAACAAGTCAACAACTTCCTCGCCATTGTTTTCCAGTTGCTCCAAGTACTCACGAGGCACTAGACCGTAGTAAGTAAGAAGCTTAACCTTGTCATCCTTGAACTGAGTAGACTCTTGGGTAGCTTCGAGGGTGTCCTGAGAGTACATTGGACCGATGTCTACCTTGCGATAGATACCGTCTTCCATACCCTTAACAATCTTGTGCATCGAAACGTACTTCTCAATGGCAACACCCATACACTCTTCAATGGAAGTACCGTTAGGATCCCACAGGAAGTTCTTAGGGTTCACAGGTACGATCTTCACAGCTGTACGAGGCTTTTCCTGTACGCCAATGGCTGCTTGACCCATAACACCGGGAATTGCTTGAGTAGCTGGAACGTACTCGATTTCATCCTTAACAACGATCTCACCGATACCTGTACCGTAGATCTCAGCCATAAGCTCAATCTGGTCGATACTCTTACGGATCTTGTCTTTGGAGAAGTCTTCCATCAACTGAGCCTTGAGAAGCTCTACGTCAATGTCGTTACCGTTCACATCTTGGAGGTTATCCTCAATGTCAAAGTAGTCACCTTGACCGAAGATAGCTTCCATGATCTCAGCGTGACGAGTCTCAACAGCCTGCTGTGTAGCAGGGGAGACTAGCTTAGAACGCTCAGATTCACGAGTCTTATCGTTAGCAGCCCACTGACCACGGAAGATACGCTCATACTCTTCCCAAGCATCTAGGAAGTTAGTATCGCGGTAATCACGCCAACGATCACAATGCTCAACAACGAAGTCGGTGAGTTCTTTGTCGGACTCCGTAGGTTCTTCCCATTTCGTACCTTCGTTGTTATCCATATTTTCTAAAGCCATAAGTATTAGGTTTTCTCTAATTAGTTAAACGCACTATACACTAAAAGGTTTACTTTGTCAAGTTTTATTTAATGCTAAAGCCAAAAGGGTCTTTGTACCAAGGCGTAGTTGGTTGTTGTTTTCTAGCGTACAAATCCCGAAGAATAGCTTGTTCTTGCGCTAAGGTGGCATCAACGTGACCCCCAGCGGGGCTTGTTTCCCAATACTCGCCTCTTGTCAACGACTTACGAGGGTCTTCCATTCGACCTACAGCAAACGCAGGTGCTTCAGTAAAAGAATGTCTATACTGGTTATAACCTTCAACAGGATAGTTAAACTTAGATAATTTAGAAAAATCAGGGTCTAGTTTATTCCAAGCACTATAGAACTGTTTTTCTGGTTGGCTTAAAGATTCTTCACCTTGTCTTCGAGATTTTCCAAATAAAGCTCTAGCTTCTTCTTGCATCTTATAATTTAACGCATGAGTAAGCTCATGAGCTAACACATTCTTTTTATCTGGAGAAGATAAGGTAGGGTTTAAAACAAGAGCGTTGTCTGATTTTGAATACGTTCCATTCTCTAACATATCAGCATTAAAGGCTATAGAAGGGAGTTTATTCTGAGCGTTTAATAAAACAGCCATCTCATAAGAAGCTGTTCCCGGCTCTAAAATACTAGCCCACTCTTTTGGAAGAGGTTGCTTTGTATTCTTCTTAATCTGTTCAAATAAGCCGTCAGCCATGTATATTGCGTTTAACTAATTAGAGAAAACCTAATACTTATGGCTTTAGAAAATATGGATAACAACGAAGGTACGAAGTGGGA